CCGTGGCCCTCGCGGTAGCCTGTGCGATAGGCAGCTAACATAAACATACCTACCATTAGCACCGTAAATAAAATTACTGCTAGATCTATTAACATACAGCCCCTTTAGTTATGGCTGATAGCTCTACCTGCTAAGTAGCCCTCTCAGCGTGTAGCTAAAAGTATGAAGGCTAGCACCGACATAAAGCAACCCGACACGCTAGCGGGCTAGTCGTTCCTCAAGCAATAGCTCATAAATTTTATCTACGCGCTGCTCTATACGCTCTACGCGACCTCTTAAATTATGGTTTCCGTTGTTATCTGGTAGCAGCTCGCTTAGATAATGCCTAACTAAATGCCTAATCAGCCCAAGCCCTACACCTGTAAGAGCGCATATAGCCAGCGCAATACTTAGTAAGGCTTGAGCTGTAGACATTACTTCTTAGATCCTATGCCATATTGCTTTTCGTTAGGCTGTATAGCTTTTAGTACTGGCCCGATAAGACCAGCTAAAAAAGCATTAGCTAATACTTTAGGGTCTGTTATGCCTGCTAGGTACAAAGCTGCAACGCTAGCTAAAGCCGCGCGCCCGTAACTATAGGCCGCTGCCTCTAGTTGCTTTCTATTCATTGTGCTACCTGCTCTGCCCCTTGTGTTTTGCCCTTGCTTAACCTTAGTATTATTTTGGCAGCTTTAGCCTCATTTACAGCTACCTCAAAGTGCATTTCATCTGCCCTGGTCCACTCGCCGCCCCAGGCTAGCCCGTACTTTTTAGCTAGCGCCTTAATCATTGGCACTTTCTCGGCTGGAAATGTACCGCGCTTAGTCAGCGGGTGTTTAGTAGCGTTTAGATCTATAGCTGTACCGCTTGCGTGATTACTTAGCTTGCCCGGTACGCCGCGCACATCTCTAAAACAGTAGCCCCACTCATCTAGCGCGCCCTCATCTATTGGCTCTATTAGCGCGTGGAACTCAGCGGCAAAACCAATTAGTAAAGGTGCTACAGCCTCAGCGCATTTAAGTTTTCTATTAGTTCCGGGTACTGCATAACTTTTTATGCCTATCTCTGTGGGGTCTTTACTGGCAGGCCAGCCGTTATAGCTCTGTAGCATTTAGCCAAACCTGCTCTGCCTCATCCCAATACCAACCCATTTCCGCAGGTTTTGGAGTTGGCGGTTGCCACTCATAGTTCTCATCTAGCGACCAAGATGGATAAGGCTGTGGCGCAATAAACACATCTGCCACAGGATCATAGCTATAACCTATGCCTGCATATTGTTTGCGAATACTGTTATTGTATGAAGTGCGCTTGCAAGTTTGTCCTCTAAAATTGCCATACCAAGTTTCGGTATCTAAACCTTCAATCAGTTCAGTTTCATCAATGCCCGAAATTACCTCAGTTACTATATTATTTTCATCTAAAAATGCGTAATGTGCCATTATGAGAAACTCACATTTCCTGTGCCGTCTGTAATAGTAGCTCTTTTATATCCACCACTAGCCGCACTTTCTGTTCCTGTTACACCTGCACCAAAAGTTATTGTTCTTGTATCTGGATATCGCAAAATAATTACACCCTTACCGCCATTACCGCCTGAAGTGTTGCCATCCCAATATCCACCAGAGCCACCGCCACCAGTATTGACTAAGCCATTTCTATCAGAACTTGTGGCTGAACCGCCACCACCTGTTCCACCAGTTCCACCTGAACCATTTTGTTGTCTAGCTCCACCGCCACCACCTGCATAAGTAACAGATGAACCTGTAATGCTAGTTGCAACACCATTACCACCATTACCACCAACGCCAGCAGGAAATGTGCCGCTTGCATTTCCCCCAATTACTCCTGCACCACCGCCACCAGAACCAGGGCCATCTGCTGAGCTATATGCTCCACCTGCAAAACCTTGCCCAGTTTGTCTAGCCCCACCACCGCCTGCAAAAGTTCCACCACCTTGACCGCCACCTGAACCACCTGCGTTTCCAGCGTTTGTAGAACTATCATTAAATGCACCACCACCACCACCGCCAACGCTAGTTATTGTCGTAATGCCTGTTCCAGATATGTATGAGTCTGTGCCATTTGTGCCTGGGTTATTGTTTGGGCTACCAGTATTACTTCCACCAGCACCGCCCCCGCCAATAGATACTGTGTAATTTTGTCCATTTGAGAGACTTATCGCATTTTCTAAACTGCCGCCGCCGCCTGTTGCTGTAACTGTGCAACGCAGACCACCAGCTCCACCGCCACCGCCGTGCTGCCGTGAGCCACCACCAGCACCACCAGCAACAACAAGATAATCAACAGTAAAAGTGCGCGGATAATTTTGACTAGCAATAATGCCCAATAAACTCATTACGCTATATCTCCTACGACCAAAAACGTATTTGATGCTGTGCAGATAATGCTAGCTGCGCTTTGTTGCGCGCGTAGTTTAGGGGCGCTAGAGGTTGCACCTGTGCTAGTTATTGTTACACCTGCGCCTTGCGCTAGCGTTACTTGGCCTGCTCCGATCTGCGCTATATTTATTACATCACCTGCACTAAATACAGATGGCGGCACAGTTAGCGTTATTGCGCTTGCATTGTTAAGGGTTACTAGCTGATTAAGGTTAGCTGCTAATAGCGTATATGTAGTGCCTGTTTCTGCATCAAACTCTAGTTTTAATCTAAGTACAGCTGTACCGCTAGTCACGCCGCCTGATAGCCCTGAGTCTGTGCCTGTAGTTATGCCCTCTATATCACCTGTTGCTCCGCTGACTACCCACGCGCTGCCTGTGTAATACCAAGTAGTGTTAGTATCTTTAGTAAATGCAAACTGACCTTCTTGTGGGCTAGTTATTGCGCTGTTACGCGCTGCCTCTGTGGCAAAAACTAATATACCTTGCATTAAATACCCGTTTACATCCGCGGCAGTTAAAACCTCACCTGTGGTAAAGGTCTTAAATCCTAAGCCCGCTGCCATAGCATCTCCTTAATAAGCAAGTACGCCTGTGTCTAGCAGGCCGTATATGCTTGAGTCTAGTATAAAGCCGTCTATTATCGGCTCTAGTGTTGTTAGTGTCGTTTTCCAGCTGCCGGGCGTAATTGCCATAGCTACGCCAAACACCTGCAAAGTCTTAGTTAATGTAGATGAGCCTGGCTGGTTAGTAGTAATCGTTATAGGGTCAAAAAAATCTAGATTTAGGGCGGCGATTATGCCGGCATTATAGTTATCTGTGTATAAATCTAGGGTAATGGCATCACATCTTATAGACGTTTCTTTACGGCTAGCTACATAGGCTTGAGCGTAATCTAGGGCTACCGCATCTGTCTGCATTAGTAGATTTTGTTGGTTATAGCTGTGTGTAAAGTACTTGGCAATACTGGCTGCATCTGTAGCTACCTGTGTAGTACCGCCTGTACGCGTGATGCTAGCCGCATTAAATACCAACGTATCATCTAAGCGCCAAACAGCGTTAAAATAGCCTATAGCCGTGCCGTTATCGTTAAACACGGTAGGTGTGCCGCCTATGCTAGCCGTGGTCACGTTTCTATCTTGGAAGACGAAAGAGCCGAGAGCATCAACATAAAAAGCGCCGTATTCACTTAGGGTTACTGTGTTAAGAGCTGCAAGACTAGTACGCGCTGTGCCGGGGTCTGCCTGCATTGTAGTTAGCCCTGCATCTACATCACGCATAGAGCTAGGCCAGCCTATTTGATCTAATATTTGATTAACTCGCGTACCTGATAAGTCACCAGCTGTAGCCCCTGCTACCGTTGCTATCTGTGCATTTTGGGCAAGTCTAAACGCATCTACCGCCGTAATCGTGGTATAAGTAACCTCATCTGCGTTTTTAGGTGTAGTAGTAGTGTAGCTAGTAATAAAACCGCTAAAGATAGGGTAAGTAGTACTAGCGTAGGTAGCTGTTATCTGCACTTTACGCATAGGGTCTAGCAAGCCATAATAAGGGCCGCTAGTATTTTGTGGGTTAAAATCGCCGTTTTGGTCAACAATACGCATAGTTAGCGTACCTGTTTGGAATTGGTCAGCCTGTGGGTTACGGCCTCTGTTAGTTTGTATTGTATCTACTACGTTAGACACATCTACAATTACTGCCGCGCTATCTGCTAGCACGTTTGTATCTAGTATGCCTGTATCTAAAATCATAGCTTGAGCAAAGCTAGGCCCGGTACTAAAGTTAATTACCGCATTTACTACAGGTAGGGTCATAGCCCACCGGTGTAACGCAACGGGTCACCCTTGCGCTCTAGGTCTAATATGGCTTTTTGTACAGCTTGGCTTATTGTGTCCTCACTACCTACTACACCTGCATTTACTGTTATGTAGTTATCACCCATCCTAAAGCGGGCAGGGTCAAAGCCAGAGTCTGCCCCTATGCCTGGTCTTTCCATTATACGCATTTGTGCTAACCGTAACTGCTCATCACCTAACATACTGTCCATAAAAGGTTGCGCTAATAATGTGTCTATATGCTCTTTAAGTAAAACATTGATACCTGTGCCAGGATCTGTAGTTGCTCGCAGCGCTAATAAATTGGCAATAGCACCGCCTCCTACTGCACCGCCGCCTACTGCACCGCCGCCTACTGCAACGCCGCCTACTGCACCGCCGCCAACTGCACCACCGCCAACTGCACCGCCTGCACCTATTCCTAATGGGTTAATCTGTAGGCCTGCCATTTTCATCAACAGAGCTAGCGCTTCGTTTAGGTTTTGTAGGTCTATAAGCGCTTTAGGCTTAAACTTTTCTAATATGGCGTTTATATCTTGTAGCTTAAAATCTTGTGCCTGCAACGCGCCTAGTATTGCTAAATTAAGGTTTATCTTTTTAGCTAGTGCCGTGGCAGCTACTACATCTTTAGCAGCTATAGCATCCTCTAGCGCCGCCATATCTTTTTTGAGCGTTAAGCGTACAAGGTCATTAGCTAGGCTTAGTTTTTGTTGATCTGTCGCAGCTGCACCTAGCTTGTTTATTTCATCCTGTTTGGCTGCTAGCGCCGCTGCCACCTGTATCTTGTCCAAGTCAAATACATCTGTACCTTTGCCTAAAGCTAGGGCAGCCTTATCTAAGGCTAATTGATTTGCCTTTTCTTTTGTTATAAGTTTTTGCTCATTTAATCTTTTTTTAGCAGCTAAAGCCTCTGCCTGGGCTATTTTTAGTAAGATGCCCCTGTTACTTAGTTCTTTAGCGTATGCCTCAGCTTGTTTTTTGCGTAGTTTATTAGTCTTATCTAGTTGATCTGCCGCGCTACCAATAATAGGGTCTAGGCCTATAAGCGCATCAAAGGCTTTTAATATAAGTTTTATAGCTGGGTTTTTACTCAGTTCCTCTAATTTAACCTCAAACTTATCAAATGCGCCTGCAGCTTTACCTAACGCTGTGCCTATCTGTGTGCCTAGTTCTATAATCTTTTCTTGGAAATCCTCTACGCTCATACCGCTAGCCTCTAGGCCATCTACAAACCCTCTAGCTAGCGCCTCTTTAGCTTGATCTCCTGCCTCGGCTAACCTGGCTATTTTAACTGCGTAGGTGTCTAAGGCCTTAGCGCCTGCACCTAAATACTTGCCATTAAGTAATTCTAATATTTCATTAAAGCTTTTACCTTTTAGCTCAGCTGTAGTAAAACCTATGCGTAACCTAGCTAGCGCGGTAGTTTCACCCTTAAAGGCACGAGCTAGGCCATTACTAACAGCTTGTAAATCTTTGCCTGTTGCTAAGCTTACATCTAGCGCGGTCTGCAATAGTTTTTGCGCTTGCGTAGCATCACCTGTAGCTTGTGATAAGGATACAAACGCGCGCGTTAAATCGCCCCCGCCTATACCTGTAGCTAGGGCTAGCTTGTCTATAAATGAGTTAAGAAAAGGCGCAGCAAAGCCTAAATTAACAGCATCTAATTGCGCCCCTAATAACTTGGCCTCTTTTTCTGCCTCTGCAAATGATCTAGCTGCTGCTCTACCAAACCTTAATACAGCTGTTACGCTAAATGCTACAGCTAAAGTTTTAGCTAAACTTTTTACATTTTTACTTAGTTTTGTAGTCGCAGTTTCCGCTTCCTTAAACGCTTTTTTGCCTGTAAACTCAGAGGCTATATTTACTACTACTTGCGGATCTACAGCCATTATTTTACCGCCTGCAAGATATATTTATTAAATACAATTTTGGTTTTCTCTATAGCTTTAATTACAGCTGCGTTAGTCTTGCCGCCATCCTCAGCCCAAGCTCTATAAATTGCCCGGCCTTTCATCTTTCTAGACCTACGCCCGCGCCCTGTTTGATTATTAGCATCTACTATTTTACCTGTGCCATTAAGTGCATCTATAAATTGTTTACCAGCGTTAGGATTAAGGCTGTTAGAGTATTGTTTACCGCTAGCAGTAGTTTTGTCGTATACGCCATCTATGTAACGATCTACTAGAGGGCCTTGCGGTCTGCCAAACGGGTTAAGCCGCCCGCTAGTTTCATAGATAGCACCGGCAGCGCTTACATTGGCTATGCGCGCTAAAGCTCTAAAGCCGTTTTTATTAGGCTTGCTGGGCGCTGTTCTATAGCCTATACCGCGCCTAGCTTCGCCTGCATCAAATTTTGGAAATGCTCTATAATTTATTGTTTCTGCGCTAGATACTGGCTTAGACCAGTTGCTTAGTTCTGGTATATCTGCAGGTATAAAACCCTTAGCTTTGTTTGTAACAGGCTTTAACAGGTTGGCTAGTTCTTTTTGTATAGCTTTGCCTAAATCCGGGGCATACTTGCGTAAAGCCTTGCGAGCTTCAACGCCGCCTCTTACCTCGGTTGGCATCCTGCATCTCCTTAGCCCTATCGGTTAAAACCTTTAGGATATTACTAAACATTACATCATCTAGATCTAGCAAGTACTGGGGCGCTATGCCTGTTTCTACCGCAATTTGTGCGATTAAATAGCCAAAACTACCGCGCCCCACTACTCCAAAGGGTTATCGTCTGTAACCTCAACTTTAGCTAAGGTTTCTAGAAAATCTGCCCCAAACGTTTTTACTACTTCGCCGCTAGTGCGTAGGCACTCCCAGGCTAGCCAGTAAACATCACTTTGCTTTTCATCATCTCTAAAGGCTTTGTGAAAACCTTTTTTAGCATACTGCTCAAAGGCATACTCAATACGGGGCGTAATCTTATGCTCGCTTACGCTGCCGTCTGCCCTTGTTATTTTAAGCTGTGCCATTGTTGCCCCTTTGTTTTAGTTATGGTGTGGTGTCTACTACGATAGGTGAGTTACAAGTAAATGTAATGCTCTGGGTACTGATATCAGCGACAGATCCGTTAATGTCTGTAGTATTGTTGACCAAAACTGTGGTCTGATATTCTGGGTTTGTTGCCGATATAGCCGCGCTTGTCTGCTTAAGTGTTAGCGCTACAGTAGTACCCCACGCAGCTTGCAAGGTTGCAAGTACGTTTGATGCTGCCGTATCGTTTAGAAAATCAAGCGTGATAGTGCTGGCCTCTAAACCTTTTACAAACTTATGCGCTGTGTCGCCCATAGCTGTAACTTCTAGCTCATCAAAACTACGGTTAATAGTTGCGCTAGTAACGTGATCCGACAGGGCCACGCTGTTTAGCGTGACTACTACGCCGTTAGAAAGAAAAATTGCCATTAGTTATTCCTCGTTTTCTGTTGTCGGTGTTTCTGTGTCTTTTACTGCCTTTTGCTTTGTTTCTTTAACCTCTTTAGGCAGTTCTTGCCCTATCTTGATTAGAAACGCTTTATCCTCATCTGTAAGTGCCATTTTAGCTCCAGCTCGTTAGTACGGATATTTGTAAATCGCTTGTAAGCAAATCACCGCTAGGCAGCGCCAATACGCTAGGTGCTGATACAGCGGTAACATTAAATACGATACTGCTAGCGGCTAATAGACCAAACACGGCTACTATCGTATCCTCTATGCCTTGCAGGTTGCCTTCATTAGAAAACATAGGCACGGTCATAATAATCTTAAAATTAGCTAGCGGCGCGATACTTGCGTAAGAGTTATTGCTAGGCGTAATGTAATTGTCTGCCGGCGCTACCACTACGCTGTTAGCTACTATTGTGCTAGGTGGAAAACTAAAGGTAGACCAGACAGAGTTATTAGCTAGTGCAGCGGCTATAGTAGATCTAAGGGTAGTTATCGCGGCTGGCATTATCCGACCATAGCGCTAGGGTTTAGATACGGCGCTAGCAGGCCGCGTACAGATGCCATTAGGGTATTACTCATCTTAAACGGGCTAGGGCTAAAGCCATCTACGCTTACCCCGCCTGCCTGTGTGCTAAATCGGCTAGTCCATATATTCTCGGCTATCATCAAAGCGGCAGCGTTAATTGCAGGTGTATTTGCGTAGCTTGCGGTCTTTGTATCCTCACCGGTCATAGTGCCGCTAGGTACTACGCGCCTAAAGTTTTGGTCACTAGCTGTTTTTGCATACTGTATAAAGCTGTAACCCTGTGGGTACTGGTAATAATTAAGCTGTAAATTAAACGCTGGTAAAAGGCTAGTGCTACCAGAGCTAAAAGGCAGGGTGCTAGTAATTGTGTAGCTGCCGTTAAAAGTAGTGCCAGCCCCGGCTACTGTGACGGTTTGGCCAGTAGTAAATAGGCCGGGGTTGGCTATCATTACTGTAGCTACGTTACTTACTAACGCAGTTCCCACTACAGGTGCAGAGTCAAACCATAAAAAACCGTTTATTAAATCTTGCGCCGTTTGGCAGGTGTCCTCTATCCAAGTGTAACTATCGTACAAAGTGCCTACGCCTAATGATGCTTTAAGTGTTGCAGCTGTTACGTATGTGGCTGGCATATTTGTACCTTTCTTTGTAGGTCTGGTAGAGCCAAAGGGCTAAGGCCCTACCAGACTATTAGTTATTTATTACGCGATATTTAGG